CCAAGCCTCATGTCAACTTTGATTATGAGATTCCCCCATCTGGCGGGCAACTTGTAATTTGGCAATAAAATAAACTTACATAATTTTGATAGGTGACCATTTTATGGTCACCCTTTGTAGGTTGGATGTTTTTCTGCTCTTTACTTTTTAGAATACTATCTCGAACTCGCGTTGCTAAGAAAATCAGCGTCAAGCACAGCTTGATAGGCGTAGAAGAAGGCTCCGCCTTATGCTCTTGATACTGCACCTTGTTGGCAGAAGACTGCCGAGCATTCGCGAGGCTGTCTTCCACCACTGTACAGCTACGAGCGTTCTCCTTTCGGCTCGACGAAAGGTGTGCGCCATAGATCCGAATTACCTGCGGCTTCTGCCGTGAAACCCTATGCGCCTTTGCGGAAGAAGAATCCTGCAGCGCATGGGGAGCTTCGATCGTTGGAGTCTCTGCTCCAACCCCGAAGCTCACGATGCAGCTGTCAAAAGAAAGTTCGGTATGCTGCCATACCGAATCAAGAGTAGACACTTGCCACGAATTCCGCTGCACTTGTATAGCGGAGTCCGTGGCAAACGTGTTCAAGTTACAGACTTTGTGCGTACTTCTGCACGAAGTGAGAAGGCACAGCCACATGATTATGGGAAAGATACAAGCTTTCATAAGTCTTTCTGCACATTAAATGAAGGGCAAGCCTTGTTTGAAAACTCATTATGCCCATGCACCGTTGCATGGGGATAAACGAATTGAAGCTGCTGCACGAGTTGGCGAAGTGCCTGCTTCTGTTGTGGCGTTCGCGTATCCTTAGGCGTTTTGCCATCCTTGGCCACACCCCCGATGTAGCAGATACCCATACTATTGGCATTATGCCCCAGGCAATGCGCCCCAGCGATATTCTCGGCACGCCCCTTGTGGACGCTGCCGTCGCGATAGATTACATAGTGATAACCTATGTCGGCAAACTTGCGTGCCAAGTGCCAACGACGAATGTCGTCTATCGTGAAATCCTTTCCTTCAGGTGTGGCAGAGCAATGAATGATAATTTCAGTGATGCGTCGCATAGTTTATGAGTTTAATAAGTTTAATGAGTTTAAGGCTGCGCTTGGGTGGGCTTTTGAGGTTGCGAGTTGAGTTTCTGCTCCTCGTCCTTAATAGCTTTGTCAAGCGTTTGCATAATCTTTCCCTCAAACTGCGTAACCTTACGTCCATAATAAATGCTCACTCCAAAGATAGAGCCTGCATAGATTAAACACTGCGAGAAAATCCATAGGACAGAGTCCGAGATTTCACCTTTAGGTGGCACGATAAAGCCAGCGACCGCGAGGGCATAGCCTCCGACCAGCATGGCGAGAGCCGACCAGAATTGAATACTAACCTTAGGTTTTGTCATAAGATTAATTTTTAATTGTTGTTTTTAAGTTGCTTTACCTCCGCTTCCAGTTTCGCAATTCTCACCGCCTGTTCCGTGATCGAGTCAAAGAAACTTTGCAAGGTAGCGTTGATCATACTGATATCCGCAGAATTTCTTTCGAGGGCACTGCAATGCTCCGCAGTCATCACACCCGCTTTGAGCGGTGTAGCCTGAGAGATGATGAAAGTTTTCGTGCCAGACTGCTCAAAGTTCGAATAAGTCACATGCACCTCAGAAGGCGTACTGCCACTTTCAGAAAGCGTATTGTTCATGAGTCGCGCATACACAAACGGATTCATGATACCCGGTTCATTATTCGTCACCATTTGCAGTAGCACCTGCGAATAATTTCTATCATCCGTAGTACTATTTGCAGCCCCCCAATGTTTTACGCGCAAGAAAAGGTTGCCATCCGTATGCTTATGCAGCCACATACGCGAGCAAAGTACGGTACGCATCGGGTCCACGTTACTAGCCGAAAAGATAAAATTCTTGTCCGTCCCCGTAGCCGAAGCCTGTTTCGTAGGAATCAAGTTCGCCTTCGTGTTCAACGAATCCAGCAGTTTCTCCAGTTTCGAGAGCGTTTGCGCCTGCGATTGGAGCGTTTCCGTATGCGATTGCAGCGTAGCCTTCACCTCGTTGCAGATAGTCAGCCAGTTGCTCCACGTCTCATTACTATAATAGCGATACGCAATCGTCACCCCCGTGCCACTATTCGAAGAAACCTTATCATCCGTGACCATCAGACTGCCCTCCACCCAGAGCGCAGCCTTTTTTGTAGCTTGATGCAGCAAGGCAAAAGTAATATAGACAGGCACCCCACCGAGCAAGACCACATAGCGTCCACTCTCTAGGCTATTGTAAACCAATTCATTCAGAAACGAATTCAGTTCCTCCGAAGAATCAAACGTAGCAAGCAACCCCTTTTGGAACTGCGTCACCTTAAAGAGTTTACTTAAATCCGTAGCAGGAGCCGCCTTTGCGATTAAATCCGCCAAGGCTTGCAGCACCACGCCCAGCACCTCAGGCGAGATAGCCGCCTCCGTGCTCAGCGTTCGGAAAGCCGAGATTTGTTTAGAAATAAGAGATGTATCCATAAGCTAATGATTGTATCTAAGATATTTATCATCCAGAGATTGCGCCACGACCCCCACGAACTCCTTTGCCATGTTCTCCGCAAGGAAGTCACGTAGATTCATGACCGAAGCATAATACTTCCGCGAAAACCACGGTTTCTTTTGACGCACCTTTTTGCGTCCCATATCCCCCTTGTTCCCTCGCGGTGTCTCCTTACCCGTACCAAAGTTCTGCCAAAGTCCGTATTCCAAAAAAGACTGACTCAGTCCCAATTCAATAAACTGTCCATCCGCACGGATCGGTAGCGACTTAGGCGAAGCGAGCAAAGCCCCCGTGTCAATTACATCGAGCAAAGTCATTTGCTCCTTCCAAATCTTCAACATGGTTTCGTTAAACGCAGAAACAAATTTTTCGCGTTCCCTTAATGCGGCTTGTTCTTGGTCATTCCCACTCATCTGCATTGTATCTTAAATCCGTAAACGTGTCCACAGCAATTTGGAAGTAGGCACAAGCGCAGCCCGAAAAGAAATACTCGTTCATCTCGTTGAACGTAATGCGTTCATCGAGATAAATACACGATTGTTCTAATCGTGTCCGTTCCAAAATGAGCATGCTCATGAATTGGCGGAACACCTCTCTGAGCGTTTCCATACAAGAAAGCCTAGCCTCCATGTCATCAATGGCATGGCGCATGGCAAGGAAGATCGTTTTCACGCGCCTTGTGCGTGGAGTATTAGCGAGAGCGATATAGCCTTGGCTCATATCACTCACACAAACAAAAGTCGTAGTGCTCTGCATATTTTGCAGAGCCTCTTCAAAGCCCTCCAAGCCCGACACACGGGCAAAGGTGAAGCCATGAGCGGTAGTAAACTTATTCCGAGCCGTGAGGTCGCGGAAGAAGTTCGTAGCATTCCAAGAATTAAGTTTTAAGTTCATAGGTTATAAATAGGTTTTAAGTTCGGAGGTTATGAGGTTATAAAGTTACTTTAGTTGGTTACGCAATTCTTGTGCTTCCTGAGCCTTGGCATCCAGTTCCGTCAAAGCACGCCAGCAGTCCATTTGCAAAATGGCAGCTTCCTTCGTAATATCCCCTCCAGTGAGCGCACGGATTTGTGCGTTCATCGCCTGTCGGAGTTCCTCTCCGACACCCAAATCCGCACTCCCCAAGAGATTGCTTTTCTCTTGGGGTATGTTAGTGAAGAAGTGTGGGAACATACGGGTGAAGTTCGCTTTGACAGAAGCGAACCAATAGAATACAGAAAGCAGTTCCGCTTTCTCCAAATAAGCATTATCCGAAAGTTTCGGATAAAGCAAATGCGCCATTTCCGCAAGGCATTCCATGCTTTGCGTGTGCAGAAAGCCTTGGTAATAGTTCTCGCAAGCGAGATAATCCCCAAAAGGTACGGCTTGCAAATCGGCAGCGACTGCCGATGCACCGCCAATGACAGCAATGCGCACAGGCATGAGAGCAAAGCTCTCCAAGAACGCGAGTTGTCGCGCAGCAAAGGTAATTTGCCAATCGGCAAGCACAACCTGTTTTTTGGTACCTTTTTGCTTCACGAGAAAAGTCCGTTTGTCCGTTCGACAGAGCACAACCCATTCAGCCCATTTGCAGACGCAAAGGGCTAACACCTCATTCATCGGCAAATCTCGTGCGACTTGTCGGAAGAAAAACAGAAGTTGTTGGTCGGACAGTTTCGACCATGACTTGGGCAGGGATATAGAAAATGCTTCCATACCGCGAAGGTATGGAAGCATTGTAGAGGGGAAAAAGACGATTTTTTATTTTGATAAACGGAATCTTACTGGTAAACGATACCATACACGTATAGGCATCCCATTTTGTTTGGCTGGAGCAAACTTTTTTAGTTTCTTTATTGCTGAAACAGCAGCTTTATCACATTCTGGTGACAAGGACTTTTCTACCTTTGTTTCACCGATTGAGCCATCTTTCTCAACAACAAACCTAATAATAACTGTTCCTTGTAACTCCTGTTTTTGAGCTATGGTCGGATAGACAAGATTTGAGAAAATATCATTGAAAATGGCCATATTGCCACCAGGGTATTGTGGCTGCTCTTCTACGAGGGACTGGTCCAATATTTCAGAATTATCTTCAATAGAAGATGTGTTTATCTCTTCATCTTCCTTAAATTCATATTCGTAGAGTATTTGACCATCTTTTACCTTAGCTAAATATAGCTTTTTAGGAATTAGTATAAGTTTGGGCGAATAATCTTCACTTACTTTTTCGTAAAAGTTTCCAATCAAAAAGGTTTTTACCTTGTTTGTCTCTATTTGATAAGCCAAATCTTCAGAGATAATCGGAGTCGTAAACACACAATCTAAGTTATCAAAGTGAGAATCTCCTGATTTTATTAAGAGATCATAATCATTGGGATTTTCGACACAGAATGAGAAACATTGTTTATCAAGATCAAACTGAGAGTTAAAATCAGCTTCAATGAAATAATCATGATTAAGAATGCAATCTCTTTCTGCCAACAAAAACTCTAAATCGGATTTGCCTTCGTCACTTTCTAGAAAATGCTTTTTCTTTAATGGACTATCCAATTCATCTTCAAGAGAGTTTGCCCCTATCACATCTTTTCGTATAACATCTATAACGTGAGAATATTCCGTTTCATCTACAGGTATGGTACCATCGTCATCGTACTCGGTAGCACAATTAGGTGTTAATACATAATTCTGTGTTATCTCAGCATAGTCAATCTTTTTCAGAATGCGAACAATGGGGCTGTTCATTGGAGGATGGTTGCTGCTTTCATTACTTGCCTTTGTCGTAACTTGTACTGTTTTAGGTTTCACACGCTTGACGACTTTTTTTTGAGCCCAAGAAAGGTTTGGTAAAAGGGAAAGGAATGATAATATGATGTATTTAGAAAAATTCATTGTTAGCTTATATTTATTGTTTGGATGCAAAGGTAGAATTTATTTTATAATTTAAAACCAAAAACCGCCTTTCTTTTTATCATTCATGTACCCATGGTTTTCAAAGAGAGCTGCGGTTTCCGACAGCTTCCACTCCTCAAAGATACCATCAGGCGTGTTGCGGAGGGAGTTCACAACCTCAATGCACGACGTAAAGGGAGGGTTTGCCTCCTCTTCGCGCAGCATGAAAAGCACAATGGCAAAGATATGTTGCCATGCACTCTTATAGTGCGGTGCCGAAGCCGTATTCTCCCAATCATTGTGCAAGTTTGCCTTGCGCAATACATTCAGTAGTTCACAGGAAAAGAAATCATGCGCCAATCGTTCCTCGATGGCGATGAGTTTAGAATGCAATTCCTGATAACGCAGCCAAGCGTGTTCGGTGCTGCCGAGTTTCCGAGGCAGATCCAACCATGGGTAAAGCGTTTGCTCGAAGTATAGGCATGGGTCGCTTGTCGCCCATGCCACTTCCTGCGTCAGTAACGGCAACAATACCGCAAGCGTGTCATCACACATTTTCTCCAACGACAGGAGCAAGCGTTCCACGCGCTCCTTACTGGCAGGGGCTATATTGGTGTTTGAAACAACCCCAAAGCCATTGGGTGTAAGCACCAAATCCAACTGTGGCACGGCATGAAGCATGGCTTCTGCCACCACAGCCATACGCGCGTAATGCAACAACTTGTTGTTGGCATCGCGAGTGGGCAGTTCCGTAAGGACTGCCTCAGAGAGGAACGTGGTCGTAAGCCACGCTTCCGCCACCTCCAAGTGCGGAGCAATTTTATCAAAGAGCAAGGTCTCGCCTTGCACAGACTTCAGCACATTCGGCACGAATTGCAGAAGTACATTATTATCGGGTATCAATAGAGACATAGTAGTTTTGAGGTTTTAGGTTATAAAGTTACTCTTCTGTGCTTACCTGCTTTGCGTCTTTATTTTCATCGAGTGTCGTAAGCTGAATAAAGGGACAGTCGGGAAAAGCCCCGTTCCATTTGTTAAACCTTATAATCAGTCGGTGTACATTAAACAAAAGGTCGTGATACGGCTTTTGCAAAGCCTGTGCAATCGTATAAAGCTCGCGTTTATCGCTACCCGAATTATTCGTTTGCGATTTGCCAGGCACCGAGCCCACAAGGTTCGAGTGCACACGCATGGTAAAGCACATCATGTTCACCGCCTCGATGATATCCGTAGCCCAGTCGCCCCCCTCCTTATCCGTTTCAATCTTGTTAATCACCACATCATGCTGTTCTTCCCCATTGGGAGACACATAAAATTCCGAGAAAAGCACCTTGCCCGAGTTCTCCATGCCCGTGAGGAAATTAATGATATTATCCTTCTCCTCATTCACGCGTTCCTGCTGCTTCACGCGATCCGTGATACCCTCCGCCTTAAAGATGTTCGCCCAAAACGTCTTCGCAATCTCAATGTGATACTTAATCGGAGCCGAATTTCGAAGTTTCGCCTCCTTTGCAATCCCAATCAGTTGCTTAATATTATACCATTTCCCCTTAAAGAGCGCAGCGTAGTAGGGGATAGGGTAGTACGTACTATCAGGCGTCGGCACACGACTTACCACGGCAAACTTGCGTTTCCCCTTCTTTACCTGCGTCTGCAAGTCCGTCCACGGACTCAGCGGATTAAGCAGCGGAATCACCTCCACCTCCTCGGGGCGCACCGCGTTGCGCCAATTCGCATACAGCACCTTAGGAATCACCCCTTCCTTGTTCGCAGGCGCAAAGCGCGTGTAACAAGCCTCCTTGCGTAGAATACGCACAATCTTGTTACCGCTTTCATTCAGAATAATCACACTAATGGCAAAGCCAAAGTGTTTAAAGTCCTGGCACACGCCAAGGAAGTAAGTCGCCATGTTATTATCGAGGAAGAAGTCCTCGACCTCCTCCTGCACCTGCGGTTTACATTCATCCGTTTGATACACCAATCCCGACCCATAGCACACCTCCGCGTTAAACATCTGACATGTACTCAGTGTTTCGTCACTTTCAATAAGTTTAATCATATCAAACGGCATTTGGTCATCCGCTCCCCACGGCATATAGGAGAGTTTATCGCTGATAATGCGCGGTGAAATCTCTTGTGATTCTTTAAAGACCTCGCTTGTTTTGGTAGTGAAAGCAGCTGCAGCATGATAGCCCGGCAAGTCATTCACCCCTGTGATGTGTAAGTAATTAAAATCGCCCATAGTTTTGCAAATTAGTTTCTGCAAAAATATGAGCGATAATACATTAGATAAAAGACAAATATCGTTCTAAACCTTTTAAAGTATCAACATTAGGGAATATATCGCAGATTTTGCTATGATTAGTGGAAAATAATCCTTAATTTTGCCGACAAACCATTTCAAATTCACAAAAAGATGAAATTGAATCGACTAAAAGCAGTGTTAGCGGAACAAGATGTTTCACAAACACAATTAGCTAAAGATTTAGGCATGAGTTTCAGCACCATCAATGCCTATTGTTGTAACCGACAACAACCATCTTTAGAAATGCTTGCTAAAATAGCAAGTATATTATCGGTAAATCTAAAAGATTTAATTGTAGACAAATAATAAGATATGGCTATACAAAGTGAGGCTGCACTTGAAAATGGACTTATTGCAACTCTTCAAAAGATGAACTACGAATATGTTCATATAGATGAAGAGAAAAACTTGCAATCAAATTTCAAATTGCAACTTGAAAAGCATAACTTAAAGAGACTTCAAGAAGTTGGTAAAACTCACTTCTCAGAAAGAGAGTTTGAAAAGATACTTATCTATTTGGAAGGTGGTACTCGTTTTGAGAAAGCCAAGAAACTGCGTGATCTTTATCCTTTAGATACAGATGAAGGAGAAAGAGTGTGGATTGAGTTTCTCAATCGCACACATTGGTGTCAAAACGAGTTTCAAGTATCCAACCAAATAACCTTAGAAGGTAGAAAAAAATGCCGTTTTGATGTAACCATACTCATAAACGGCTTACCTTTGGTACAAATCGAATTGAAGCGTCGTGGTGTTGAATTAAAGCAAGCATACAACCAAATTCAGCGTTACCAAAAAACGGCATTTCATGGACTGTTTGATTACATTCAAATATTTGTAATCTCAAATGGCGTAAATACACGCTATTTTGCCAACAATCCCAACAGTGGCTATAAGTTTACCTTTAATTGGACAGATGCAGAAAATGTGCCTTTTAACGAATTAGACAAGTTTGCTACATTCTTTTTCGACAAATGCACATTAGGCAAAATTATCAGTAAGTACATCGTACTGCATGAGGGCGACAAGTGCTTGATGGTACTTCGTCCTTACCAATTTTATGCAGTTGAAAAAATACTTGACTGTGTAGCAAACACCAATAAAACAGGTTACATTTGGCACACCACAGGTGCAGGTAAAACGCTAACCTCATTCAAAGCAGCACAGTTAGTTTCGGAATTAGACGAAGTTGACAAGGTGATGTTTGTGGTTGATCGTCATGACCTAGACACACAAACACAAGCCGAATATGAAGCTTTTGAGCCAGGAGCAGTAGACAATACGGACAATACAGATGAATTGGTAAAACGTCTACACAGCAACTCAAAGATTATTATCACCACCATTCAGAAACTGAATGCAGCAGTTAGCCGTCCTTGGTATAGTAGTCGCATTGACGAGATACGCCATTCACGCATTGTGATGATCTTCGATGAATGCCATCGCAGCCACTTCGGAGATTGTCATAAGAACATTATGAAGTTCTTTGACAATACGCAGATATTCGGCTTCACAGGTACACCTATTTTCAATGAAAATGCAGTAGATGGACACACTACCAAAGAAATCTTTGGAAACTGTTTACACCAATATCTCATCAAAGATGCTATCGCAGACGAAAATGTATTGGGCTTTTTAGTTGAATACTATCACGGCAATACAGACGGCACCAAGGAGAATAACAGAATGACAGAGATTGCCAAGTTTATTCTCAACAACTTCAACAAATCAACCTTTGATGGTGAATTTGATGCGTTGTTTGCCGTGCAGTCAGTTCCAGCCCTCATACGCTACTACAAGATATTCAAAAGCCTCAATCCCCAAATCCGCATAGGTGCAGTGTTCACTTATGCAGCCAACAGTAGTCAAGATGATAACCTTACAGGCATGGGGACAGGTTCATACGTAAGCGAAAGCGTGGGCGAAGCCGATGAACTGCAAGCCATCATGGACGACTACAACCAAATGTTCGGTACAGCATTCACCACAGAAAACTTCCGCGCTTATTATGACGACATCAATAAGCGTATGAAGAAGAAAGACCCAAACATGAAATCGCTTGATTTATGTTTGGTAGTCGGCATGTTCCTTACTGGTTTCGATAGCAAGAAGCTGAACACGCTTTATGTTGACAAAAACATGGAATATCACGGATTACTACAAGCCTTCAGCCGCACCAATCGTATATTAAACGAGAAGAAGCGTTTCGGCAAAGTGATTTGCTTCCGCGATATGAAAGCCAATGTAGATGCAGCTATCAAACTATTCAGCAATAGCAACAATCCAGAAGATATTGTTCGTCCTCCCTTTGAAATGGTAAAGAAGGAATATGTCGAACTTGCCAAGAGTTTCCTTGAAAAATATCCAACTACTGCCACCATTGACACCTTGCAGAGTGAAAAGGATAAGAAGGATTTTGTGTTGGCATTCCGTGACATCATCAGAAAGCATGCAGAAATCCAGATCTATGATGACTATGACGAAGATGCCGAAGACTTAGGCATAACGGAACAGCAATACATGGACTTCCGAAGCAAGTATCTTGACATTCACGACAGTGTAAAGCCAGTTCCGCCCACACCATCACCACAGCCTGGCCCTGCCGATCCAGAACCAGATGACATCAACGACATCGACTTCTGTTTAGAGTTGCTACATAGTGATATTATCAATGTAGCTTATATTCTCGAACTCATTGCCGACCTCGACCCCTACAGCGAAGATTACGCAGAGCGCAGACAGAATATCATCGATACAATGATAAAAGATGCAGAATTGCGTGGCAAGGCGAAACTCATTGATGGCTTTATCCAAAAGAATGTGGACGATGACCGCGACAACTTCATGAACCGCAAGCAAAAGGCTGACGGCACAAGCGATCTCGAAGAACGACTGAACAACTACATCGCTACAGAGCGCAACAATGCAGTCAATACGCTTGCCAAGGAGGAAAATTTGGATGTATCTGTTCTCAATCATTACCTCTCTGAATATGACTACTTGCAAAAGGAACAGCCAGAAATCATACAGGAGGCATTGAAAGAGAAACACTTGGGACTAATAAAAAAGCGTAAGGCATTAACAAGGATTCTCGATAAATTGCGTTCTATTATAAGAACATTCAGCTGGGAATAAGCATATTATGGAGAAGAATATATACATAATGAGATGGTATGGACCGTTTGCAGATATGGAAAGTGCAAGGAATTGGGATAGAACAAACCATGTTCCTTGTAGTCTGTATCTGATGAGTGGTATGAAGAAATATGCCAAATCATCAGTACATTACTACATTGGAAAAGCTGAGCGAAACCTTATAACGGATAGGTTTAAGGATAAAAATCATCATATCAATGATTTTTCAAGAATAAAAGAGATTTGGCTTGGCAGTTTTGCAAACAAGAAAGCGTCCCACAGTGATGTGATGCTTGTGGAAAATATGCTTACTTCCTATTTTGTTGGCGAGGTCGGAGAAGATAAGATGCTGAACAAAATTAATTTCTGCTTACCAACCAGTAATGTATATGTTTTATCTGAATGGATAAATCCGTATTCGGAATTGGCATGGCAGAAATTATCAAGGAACTCTCCTGCAAACATTGTCGCAGATGTCATTGTCAACAAGGCTAATGATAATGCGTTCAACTATTACTTATATGTATCAAAGAAATTAAAAAAGCAAGAAAGGAAATAACAATATGAGCGAAGAATTACAACAGAAACTCCGTGACCAACTTTGGGAAGTCGCAAACAAACTGCGTGGCAATATGTCTGCCAGTGACTTCATGTATTTCACCCTTGGCTTTATCTTCTACAAGTATTTGTCGGAGAAGATAGAAAAGCACGCCAATGACGCATTGGTGGACGATGAAATTACTTTTAAGGAACTCTGGACAATGGAGAAAGATGATGATGTGGAAGAACTCCAGAAGGTTGTCAAGACCGAATGTTTAGAGAATATCGGCTACTTTATTGAGCCAAGTTTCCTATTCTCATCAATCATTGAAAGCATAAAGAAAAAAGAAAACATACTTCCTATGCTCGAACGTTCCTTGAAACGTATCGAAGATAGTACTCTCGGACAGGCCAGTGAGGAGGATTTTGGAGGGTTGTTCTCTGATATAGATCTTGCTTCACCTAAATTAGGCAAGTCCGCTGACGACAAAAATACATTGGTAAGTAATGTTCTTCTTGCCCTTGATGATATTGACTTTGGAGTCGAGGCATCACAAGAAATAGATATTCTCGGTGATGCCTACGAATATATGATTAGCCAATTTGCCGCTGGTGCTGGCAAGAAAGCAGGTGAGTTCTACACTCCTCAGGAAGTGAGCCGTATCTTAGCTGAGATTGTCACTATTGGTCACGCTCGTCTTCGCAATGTCTATGACCCAACCTGCGGAAGTGGTTCGCTTCTTCTTCGTGCAGCAAGCATTGGTCATGCAAACGAGATTTTTGGACAGGAGAAGAATCCTACTACTTATAATTTGGCTCGCATGAATATGCTTCTTCATGGTATCAAATTCAGCAATTTCCGCATTGAGAATGGTGATACCTTGGAAGCTGATGCATTTGGAGACACCCAGTTTGATGCGGTAGTAGCGAACCCACCATTCTCAGCAGAATGGAGTGCTTCTGACAAGTTTAACAGTGATGACCGTTTTAGTAAAGCAGGTCGTCTTGCTCCACGCAAGACAGCCGATTATGCCTTTATACTTCACATGATTTACCACCTCAATGAGGGTGGCACAATGGCTTGTGTAGCTCCTCATGGTGTACTCTTCCGTGGCAATGCAGAAGGCGTAATACGTCGTTTCCTCATCGAGAAGAAGAACTATATCGATGCTATCATTGGACTTCCTGCCAACATATTCTATGGTACAAGTATCCCAACCTGTATCTTGGTATTCAAAAAATGCCGTAAGGAAGATGACAACATACTTTTCATTGATGCCAGCAAGGAGTTTGAAAAGGTAAAAACTCAAAACAAACTCCGTCCTGGGCATATCCAAAAGATAGTTGACACCTATCGCGAACGCAAAGAAATAGAAAAGTATAGTCATCTTGCCACACTGCAAGAAGTGGCAGAGAATGATTACAATCTCAATATACCACGTTACGTTGACACTTTTGAAGAAGAAGAGCCCATCGACATTCATGCAGTAATGAAGGAGATCAAGGAACTGGAGGCAAAACGTGCCGACCTTGACAAAGAAATTGAAGGCTATCTGAAAGAGTTGGGATTGGTATAAGAGTGTATTAAGATTTAATAATTGGGTATTATGGCAGAAAAAAATAATAAACCGCATTTCGTGAGTAGCGATTCCTTCATGGCAGATAAGAACTATGTGAAGTGGTTGTCTGATTTGAAGAAACGTTTTCGTTTAGCACAACTTAAAGCTGCTATCAAAGTAAATACAGAGATGCTCAAATTCTATTGGAGTTTGGGCGAGGACATCTGTGAGAAGCAGAAACACTATAAGTGGGGTGCAAAGGTTGTTGACAGACTTAGTCTTGATATGCGCTCAGAGTTTCCTCAGAGTGAGGGATTTTCCCGAACAAACCTATTTGACATAAAAAGGTGGTTTATATTCTATTCCAGCCAGATAGAAATAGTCCACCAAGCTGGTGGACTATTACAAAAAGTGGATAATAGCAATACCCCAATGCCTGAAATATTGCTTCGTGTGCCTTGGAGACACCAAACGTTTATTGTTTCCAAATGCGCTACAATTCCTACAGCCTTGTTCTATCTCAATAAAGTTGTAGAGGGCAACATGAGCCGTACAGAATTAGAGCAAGTTGTAAATTCAAATTTGTACGAGCATGCAGGCAAAGCACTAAACAACTTTGACATCACATTGCCACAACCTCAAAACGCATTGGCAACAGAGATTATCAAAGATCCTTATAAGTTGGATTTCTTCTCATTACCAAGAAAGTTCAGTGAAATGGACTTGGAGAACAAGTTGGCAACGAACATCACTCGCTTCCTTTTGGAATTGGGTAAAGGATTTGCCTATGTAGGCAGACAGATGGAACTTGACACCCCAAGCGGTAAATCATACTTCCCCGACATGGTATTCTATCATACACGCCTGAAATGCTATGTTGTGATAGAACTGAAAATAGTGGACTTTATGCCAGAGTTCATTGGTAAACTCAACTTCTATGTTTCGGCAGCAGATGAATTACTTCGAGGCGAAGGAGATAATCCAAGTATCGGTATTCTTCTTTGCAAGGATAAAGACTCGTCAGTGGTAGAATGGTCATTGCGTGGCATCACCACACCATTAGGTGTAGCAAGTTATCAGTTACAAGAAGTATATGAACGCACATTGCTTGAAATAAAGCAGCAAACCTCCGAGGAAGAAACTTCCGAAAGTGAAGACTAAGCGAGCGTGAAATCTGCCATAACTTGTGGGAAATAGTCCACCAAGCTGGTGGACTATTTCAAAACAATCAAATTAAGGATTAAAAATGACAACGACAATAAATAACGAACAAAAGAAACTCAATGTCCCAAATCTCAGATTCCCTGAGTTTCAGGGGGAGTGGGAGAAGTGCAAGGTTTCTGACTTATTGGATTTCTATTCAACAAACTCACTTAGTTGGGATAAGTTGGAATATGGTACTACAAACATCCAGAATCTTCATTATGGACTAATTCATGTTGGGTTACCAACAATGGTAGATATAGACAAAGATAATCTTCCCAACATTATTGATGGTAATGTTCCTAAGAATTATGAGTTGTGCAAAGAGGGTGATATTGTTTTTGCTGATGCCTCGGAAGATACAAACGAAGTGGCAAAAGCAGTTGAGTACTATAATTTGAATGGCAAGAAAGTTGTTTGTGGCTTACATACAATTCATGGACGTGACAACAAAAACAAAACAGTTGTCGGCTATAAGGGCTACGCTTTTTCATCAATGTCTTTCCACCATCAAATAAGACGTATTGCACAAGGAACCAAGATATATTCAATCAATAGTAAAAACTTCTCAGAGTGCTATGTTGGTATACCATCAAAGGATGAACAACAAAAAATCGCGGACTTGCTCCGTCTAATAGATGAGCGCATAGCGACCCAAAACAAAATCATTGAAAAGTTGCAGTCCTTAATCAAGGGAATTGCACAGAAGATAGTTCACAGCAACAAGCCCAATTTTTGTCTATCAGAATGCTTGGAATGTAAAACTTCAACCCTGCAAGAAAGTGATGTTTGTGAGCACGGTGTATATCCAGTTTATGGCGCAAATGGCATCGTTGGCTACCTTGATAATTATAATACAGAGAGTGAAGCCGTTTATATTATTAAAGATGGTTCTGGTGTAGGAACCGTTTCCTACGTTACAGGCAAATGTTCCGCAACAGGAACTCTGAATACTTTACAAGCAAAAGAAGGCTATTCACTCCAATACCTTTACTATCTGCTGAAAGTATTCAACTTTGAACCTTATAAGACAGGTATGGCTATACCTCACATATATTTCAAGGATTATGGCAAAGCCAAGGTATTTTGCCCATCATATACAGAACAACTCCGATATGCTCGATTGTTGTCTGCAATAGATAACAATCTGTCGATAGAACAGAACATTCTAACAGAACTTCGTTTACAGAAGCAATATTTGCTCCGCCAGATGTTTATATGAACATTTGGCGAAGCAGATATTGACGTAATTTCTTATATTGGCTCAAAAGCTTCATCTCGTTTTGTGAAAGCGTTATAAGCCATTGTACTTTTTTATAGAAGAAAGTTTGGTCGGAGTATGAAGGTATTCTAATTTTATAAGACAAAAAATCTTCTGGAGAAACTGCCATTCTTTCATATACTGTACCTTGCTCAAATCTTCTCACTTTTTCTATAAAATTATGATTAGTCAGATATAACTCCATAAAACCTATATTGACATTTTTACAAACTTCAAAAGTCACATATATTGGCGAGAAAATTAAATCGCCAAATGTGTTTCTACAAATAACCCCAAACTTTAAATTAGCAGGGTTGTAGCAAATATCATCAAGATGAGTTACCTTATATTTTTTATCTTCTTGTTTTACAAGGAAATCTCTATCCCAACGTCCTGTCTTAGGAAAAATTCCATCTTTTGAAAGTGTTCCATGAATAAACTTTCCATCTTTACTACTATATTCATTTCTTTCTTTGAGGACATCGCTTAGTCTAATAAGGTTTGCATTTTCTTGAACAGACAACTTCTCAAAATAATTGTTACATATTCCCTTGATTAGGGATGGATTATGTGATAGGTGCGCAATTAGCAAACATTTGTTTTCACGAAAGGATTTGTTAGAAACTACTATACGCTTGGCGGATATTGCAACATTGAAAAATGGTTACGCATTCCAAAGTAGCAAGTATAACATACAGGGAAAGTGGAAGATACTTACAATCGCAAATGTGTCTGGCGGGCGATATATTAACGAAGATGCTTGCAATTGCATAATTAACTTGCCAAATGACATACAAGACCATCAAGTATTAAAAGAAGGAGATATTTTAATATCTCTCACGGGTAATGTTGGACGTGTTTCTCTTTGTAAAGATGGGAACTATTTACTTAACCAACGAGTCGGATTGTTGCATATTATGAAAAATGTAAATCAAGAGTTTCTATATCAGGTTCTATCTTCTCGAAGATTCGAGAATAGTATGGTTGCTTGTGGTCAAGGTGCAGCCCAAATGAATATAGGCAAAGGGGATGTAGAAAACTTTGTATTACCATATTCCTCAATTGCCAATAATATTCATTTGGTTGCAAGAATCCTACACTCATATGATGAATGTATCACTAATGAACAACGAGAACTAACACTGCTAACCATGCAAAAAAAATACTTGCTTCGCCAGATGTTCATATGAACATCTGGCGAAGCAGATACTGCTTTTGCTTAGAATACAGTTTTCCTAATTCTATTGCATTTTGTTCCTTAATGACTATGGCATTAAGCATTGAAGCTATACGCTTTTGCTCGCTCATAGTAGCAAACCGATGTTCTGTATTGAAATAATCAGAAACGGATATATTGAGTAAACCGTGATTTCTTGCACCTTCACCCGATATATCTGACACCTCCTTATGCCATTTAGAAGATTCAAAATAATATGAAAGGTAATCGGAATTAACTATGGATTCATCTGCTCTGAAACATATGTATAACGTAGAGAGTACACCTTCAGAATAATTATCCAATCTTTTAACTGCGCCCCAAGCATATCCAGATGAATAACTTCTATTATAGGCGAAGTCTCCTTTGTTTAGTATATAATAGCCTGTTAGATTCTCACTTGCAACAGACTTATTGAAAAAGGACTCTTGGTCAACCAAACCATATTGAGCAGCAATTGTCAAAACCAATGAGCATTTATTCTCTTTGTTTTTGTCTGTTATTCTAAAGCAAAAATCCTTCATCTTATATGTAGAAAGAGGTTCTGTGCATCTTTCAAATCGTCTGTTTGGTTCACGTTGTTTTGGAGAGCAGAACACTTCGTCTATAATTGCGCACCTATCACATAATCCATCCCTAATCAAGGGAATTGCACAGAAGATAGTTCACAGCAACAAGCCCAATTTTTGTCTATCAGAATGCTTGGAATGTAA